GCGCTTGCGATGGCGAAGGTTTGCGTCAAGCCATACAAGAAGGGCAAAAAATGATCCGCCCGCGCTCGAGTCGGGGACGGGAAAACTCAACATGTCCGTCTGGCACGCCTGTAACACCACGCACTGTCGCGCCGGATGGGCGATCACGCTCGCAGGAAAAGCCGGCGAGGAACTTGAGTATCGCTTCGGCCCCGAGGATGCCGGCCGGCGCATCTATCTCGCATCGACCGGGCGCGCCCCGCATTTCTTTGCGAGCAATTACGCGGCGCTCGCCGACATTCGCGAGCAGGCGCGGCGGCAAGGATATGAGGCTGCAAAGTTAGGACCGCGAGCAGGAGAGCGAGGACGATAGCTCGCCTCATGGGCTGTCCGTTACGGCATAGGCGCCCAGGGCCGAGAACACCGCCGAGAGCGCGACCGGCGTCACCTTGTACGCCGGCACAATGACATCGTGGCAGATGCCGGCCGCCTCGAGCGCGGCCATTTGCAGCTCCGAGCAGAACCAGGAATCGGGATCGCGCCAATCCCGGTCAAGCCCGAAGCCCCAGATCGCAGTGGAATCGTATGGCTTGCCGTTCTGCGCGATCAGGAACGAGCGCCAGGCTTGGTAGAGCTGGGGCGCTACGGGTAGCTCAAGCACCATCACGGCCTCGGATTTCTCGTAGGGATATGGCCTGGCCCGTACCCCCTTACCACCCCCGACGTTATCGCTCCGGGCCCCGTAAAGCGTCCCGTCAAGCACTGCATCGACGTGGCTGAACTGCCCAGCCGAAAACCAGGCAATCGCCGCGGAGGAAAGCCCCGAGCCGCGGCGCCAGCGCAGCCGGATCGGGACTCGACTCACGACTTTGGGGCGGCTAGGCCCTGCAATTTCGAGACCCAGCCCCCGATCTTGGCGTTGATGTCGGACTGCGCGGCGGAAAGCTCCGCAGCGGCCAGGACCGGGATCTGCATCTCAAGGGTGCCTATCAGCACCTGGATGGCGCCAGGGGCCTTGACGGCGACTTGGGCGGGATCGGTGCCTAAGTTCGAGATGAAGGCTTGGACGGCCTGTAATGCGGCCACAAGGGCAGGGACCGCGGCAGCTTCGAGGGGGTTGGGCGTGGACATGGGAATTACTCCTTCGGGGGTTGCTTGGTGGGGGGTGGAGACGGCGGATTGTTCTTCTTGAGCTGCGCAATCACGACCAGCAGCACGAGGTTCGCGATCGAGATCACATGGAACGCTTGATGGGACACGAGCGTCGGGTCTAAGGTGATCGCCGCAAAGATCGCCTGCAGGGTGGCTAGGATGGAAATAGCGTTTGACCACGCCAGCCACGCGACGTAGCGCCAGCCAAAATCTCGGGGCATCTGCGGATCTGGGTCAGACATATTGGCTCCTTCCAAGTTGGTACTGCGCGGTGAGATCGGCGAGTTTCTGCTGCGGCTGCCCGGCGCTGTTGCCGGGGAGCGAGGCCCAGATGCCAGAGCAGCGGGCGATGGCGCTCTCGATGTCGCCATTCTCGATGTCATCGAGCGCGCCGCGCTGCTGGCCTATGAGCGCAAGCGCCGCGGTATCCTGGGAGGCGGGGGTGAAGTCGGGAAGGCCGCACTGCCCCTTGAGCGTGACCCACGTGAATTTCCTGATCTGGTACGCTCCCGCGGCGGTCGAGACCAGTCCCTTGTAATCGGGCCCCAAGAAATCGAGCGGTGCGCCCTTCCAGCCCAAGAGTGCCGGATGGTCGGAGAGATCGTTGATCACGAAGCCAAACCCAAAGACCTGCCGGTAAGGGTCGGCATCGGGGCGCCCTGAGAGCACTTCGGACCAGCGAATCATGGCGAGAAAACCTCGCTGGTTTGGCGTCACTTGCCCTATTCCTTATCCTGCAAAAACCCGAAGCGGTTCAAGATCCTCAGCAGCCACCCCTTGCTGACTTTGATATCGCTCTGCAGCGCCTTGTGCTCGACATCCCACTGCTGGCGCAGCCCCTCGATGTCCTTGCGCACTTCTGATACGCCGGACTCGTTGCTTTTGCGGATCGCGATGAAGATCACGATCGCGAGCGTCGCCAGCGTGATCACGAGGAGCCATGAATGCGTGCTCACTTGAATACCGTCGCTTTCAGCACGGCCCCCAGGCAGCCTCCTACGATGAGCACCACGAGCCACATGGCACCCGCCCACAGCCGTTTGACATCTTGGGCGACTTTCGCCAAATCCGCATTGTCCTTGATCTCGGTTTTCACGACACGCGCGACCTGGATCGGCGTGACAGCGCCCTTCTCGAGCTTATCGAACCGCGCGCGCAGCTCCGTGCGCGTGAGCTGCTGTTCGCGCCGCAAGTCCTTGATCGCTTGCACCAGCGAGAGACGCCAGCGCAGCTCCTCCGGCGAGTGCGCAAGCGTCTCCAAGTTGCGCATCGTGTCATCGAGCAGCTTGTAATCTTCCTCAGCCACATCAGCGCTCGCCCCACAGCACATAGCCTAAGCGAAAGCTGAATTCCTCCTTGGGCCCCACGATCTCGCCAAAGCTCTGCGAGGCTGGGTAATAGGGCGCGAGGGCAATGCCCTCCCCTGCCTCCACATAGAGCGGCCCGTGCTGCCAATGCACGATGAGGTTTGCGATATTCTCGCCGTAGCCCGTGGGATGATCGGTGAACGGCTCATGCTGCGAGAGGTGCGACATGTGCTCGAATTCCGGGCGCACGGATAAGCCGGCGCAGCCGGTGAGGAAAAATAGCACTATTGCAGCGAGTAGACGCATGGTCCGTAATCAATGCCCTTGGTTCCGCTCGAAGTGAAATTGCCGGCAGCTCCAGACACGCGATTTGTCACCGTGTTTGTTGCATAGAGGCCGAGAACCACGGTCGCACTCGCATTGCCGAGCGTCATCTCCCCGGAAAGACCATTGCCGTTGTCCACAAGCTCCAGGGCGCAGGTCTGATTGGTGATCGTTGCGGGTTGCAAGGCGGCCGGCCAATTCGTGATGGTCATGTTCCCTGAGTTGGAAGTGGCCGTGCAGCTGCCTAGCGAGAAATTGACGACGGCAATGTAGCCCTGAATCGTATAAGTCACGGTGCACGAGGAAGGACCTGTACCGAATCCAGTGAAAGCGGCCGTAAACGTCCCGGTAGTTTGTGCGACGCCTCCTCCCCCGTCCCACCAGTTCGCGCTATCGGATTTCAGCGCGATCTTGCTCAAGGGAACGGTAAGCGCGTAGGTGGAGGCGTTCTCGATGGTCTGCCCACTCTGCGGGGTAAGCGTGCAAGCGTTCGAGGTCGAGTCGATCTTTTTGACGTAGTAGGTCTGAAAGCTTCCGACGGCTGTCGGGATGGTCACAGTGATGGCGCCCGCAGCGGCATTGCACAGCACGGCGGGAATGGCGGGCGAGAGCGTCGTGTTGGTTGTAATGGTCTGCCACTGCGAGAGCGTGAATTGATTGAACAGCGCAGCGCTTCCCGAGCTTCCGGCGCTCCCAGCTCTGAAGGCGATCGTGAAGGAGATGATGTCGCCCGCGGAGCTGGTGGTCGCCGCCGCTTGGATCGCCCCGGCGCTTGCCTGCGTGTAGTACTCGCCAAAGTTCGTGACCGCAGAGGTAAACCCCAAGCTCGTGAAGGTGCCGGGGCTCGTGCCTGCGCTTAAGGTTCCAGAGCCGGATACCGTGTTGAAAAACCCGATGATGGCATCGCCGGCTGCCGTGGTCGTGACGCTGCCGCCGAGCACCGCGTTCGCCCCCGTGCCGGCGAAATTCGAGTTATTCCCGTTCGCGCCGTCGAAGGCGCCCGCGCCCGCCACATAAAACGCCACCAGGTAATTGCCGCCGTAGCTCGTTTGTGTCGCAGTAATGGTGTGCGAGCCAGAGGCAACGTTCGTGTCGTAGTAGCACACCCCGTTCACATTCGAGGTGCTGTTGAGCTGGCTTCCCGCCGCGCTCATGTTGGAACCGTTGTCCGTCATGCTCGTAAACGTGCCGTTTGTATTCCATGTGAAGCAGGCGACGATATTCGCCCCGCTTGGAACGCCCGTGAGCGTGACAGAGGCCGTGTTGCCGCCCGAGTTCACGAGTTCTTGCGGGGTACCGTAAGAATAGGCATGAGCCAGTGAAGGCAGGAACGCGAGCAGAGCAATGAGGCGAGTCAGCATTTTCATGGCGAGTGTGGATTCGTCCAGTTGTACATGGTCTGTCCCTCGCCATTCACCGGCAGCCAATACTGCCCGCTCATGCTCAAGGGGCTACCACTTGAGCCCTGCGCGGTATTCATGGAGAACACATAAGTACCGGCGCCCCCGGTGGTGCCCGAGAGTTGCGGCCCGACGAAGCCATCGCCCGAGCTGTAGCCGCTCGTGATCACGAGTCCCGGCGTGATGGTGTTCCCGTTCGCATTCGTCACCACGATCTCGCCCGTGCCGAGCGGATAGCCCGCCGCTTGCGTGCTCGTGACATAGCCCGTGACGCTCTGCGTCGCGCCATAGATGAACATGAGCCACGACTGAGCAGAGCCGCCATATCCGTAGGGAAGGTTTTGCAGGCCGTTCCAAGTGAGCACCCCGAAAGTTCCGCTGAACGCGACGCCATTAGTCGTATCGGTGCCCCCATCCGCCCATTGCGTCATGGAGCGTATATAGGGGTCGGGCTGCGTCGCGCTCGGGCCGCCGCTCGTGCCGGTTTCATCGGCCTCGACGGGTATCTTGTATCCGAGCCCCGTGAACCCCGTGCCGTTGACGGTATAGCTCGATGAGCCCGCGATCATGGCCTGTGGGAATTGCAGGGCGTATTTCGTCCCGGCGTACCCATCATCATTGTTCGGGAAAGAGCCCACGGGGTACGGATGCCAGCCGAGCGACATCTGCCGCACCGAGAGCGTATCGGTCGGCATGTAGGTCGTGATGTGCCCGAACCCTGTGGTGAAGCCCGGCCCGTTGATCTGAATGACGTTCGTGTTGCCGAGCGCGCGGATGCCGTTCAGAACGGTTTGATAGCCATCCGCTTGCCACCACCAGTTAAAACAGAAGCCGTTGCTGGTGGTGTTGGCCTGACCACTCGCGCCATAGAGCGAGGTCGGAATACCTACGGGAATGGAGCCGGGATTGAGCGTGCCCGTGCCGATGTTTTGGTTGCAGTAGCCCGACACCCAGCCGCCATTGCCCATGATCTGGTAGGCGGTCTGCGATGATCCGGCACCTAAATTTGCCGTGTTGAAATTGAGCCCCTGCTGATCAAGGTAAGGCTCATTGAAAAGCTCGAAGATGATGTCGTTGACGCCCGAAGCGCCCCCATAATTCGAGTTGTAATAGGTGCCCGCCGCGCCTCCATTGAAGCCATGCGCACTGTTGAAGGCCGCAGAGCCAAAATAGGTATCGATGAAGGCGACGATGCCCGAGGAGGCGTAACCCGCAGAATCCGTGACGCCGGGGCCGGCGCCATAACCCGCATACCAATAGGGGCCGCCCGTGTTGTGATCGATGAACAGCGGCTGCCCCCAGGCGCCGACATAATGCGTGGTGCTGCTGAAGGTGTAGGAGGGCGCTGCGGCGTGCTCATCGATGATGATGTAGAGATTGTTCGCGCGCGCCCACTGGATCGAATTGATAAGGCAATTCTTAATGACGCCGTTCAGATCCGCTTGATGGGTTGTCCCGCCCCACACGGGCGCCGACGCACTGCCCGTCACCGTGCCGATGAGCACGTTCAAGAACGCGGAGGCGTTCATAGTGAAACGCGCAGCGTTGAAGTTCCATCCGCCCGAACTGCCATAGGTCGGCCAAGGCGGGCCGCCTCCACCCGCGTAAGGGCCCCAGCATTGCTGATTGGCGGGCTGGTTCGAGTAGATGGTGGAATCGAGAAGCGCGATATTTGCACCGCGCAGCTGAATCGCCGTACCGTGGCCGTTCACCATCTGGCCGGTCGATGAAACCGCGATTACCCCGTCGTAGCCAAAAACGGGGCCCGATCCGCCCACGGTATTGCCGCCGAAGTAGATCATCGACTGGGCAGGGAAGGAAAGCCATGCGATCCCAACGATGAGGGGAAGCACGAGCGCCATCGCCGCGATGAACCGTTTCACTGACAGCTCCAGCGCGAAAAGGCAGTGCGATAGATGCAAAGCACCCGGCCGCCCGGTGGGATGAGCAAGTTCCCCGCCGCTCGGAACCGGTTCGCCGCGGTCGAGTCCGAGGAGCTTTGATTGACGAGGGTCACATTGTCCGTGCCGGTCGTCGCCTCATCGTTCGCAATGAGCACCGCTTGGCCGTCCACGCCCGCGACGAGCCCATCGATGGTGGTGCCTCCGGTGGCCGGCTGAATGTCGATCCACCCGCTCGAATTGCCAAAGCCCGTGGGTGAGTAATCATTGATCGGCCCCGCGGCGGGCGTATCGGAGATATAGCCAAAGTTCGCGGCGACCAGAATCGCCTGCACGTTCCCACCCGTGAGCGCGGAGGGCGCAGCGGTCGAGCCCGAGTTGTTCCCCAAAATGTCATTGTTCGCAATGGTCGGAAGTCCCGTGAGCGCCGAGAGCGAGGTCGCCGCAATCGTGCCCGTGCCCGTGGGCGCCAAGCTCGAGCCGGAGCCCACCACCATGGCAGCGGTCGTGTTTGTCCCGGCCGTGATGGAGCTGAATGCGGGACTACCCCCGCCGCCGCCGCACGTATTGCCGGAATCCTCGAGGATCCCCAAGGCCGACCACTCCGCGCAATGCGTTGCCGTGATGGCGCCGGTATAGGTCGGGATCGATGCCACGCCCGCAACGGTCGGGACCGCCGGCATATTGCCGATATTGGGGCAATTCTGGATATTCGAGCCCCAGTAATTGTTCCCATTGGTTGACTGATCGACACAGGCGTATTTGGTGGGCGTCGTGCCCGACTGAAAGTTGCCGCTCACGATCGAGTTGTGCTGCGAGGAGGAGGTCAGCAAAATTCCGTACTGCCCCTGATATCCGTTATCCGCCTGATAATCGTTGTCGGTATACGTGTTGTAGCCGTTCGATGCGTAGAACCCCGCAGCGCCCGGCGGTGGGCCATCGGCGAGGTTCGCGATCCAGTGATTGCCCGCGCCGTATTCGCAGAAAACGCCGGGGCCTTCGAGCGTCTGATAAGCGTGAATGTCGAAATAGACCGCATCGCCCGTGCCGTTCGTCGAATTGATCGCGCAGCTCTGAAAGCCTTGCATGGTGAGCATTTCGAAGCGCTCATCGGGCCGCTCGTTCACGATGCCGTTGGTGGGGAAGGTGAGCGGGTTATAGCCATCGTTGATGATGTAGTTATCGAACAGGCGCCCCTCGCCTGCGCGCCCGCTTCCATAGGCCCACGCGACGTTGAGCGATGCCGCATTCTCGAAAGAATTCGCGGTCACGATCCAATCCCAATCCGCGCTCGTGATATTGCGCGCGAAATTCCCCGCCGCATCAAAATGGCAGTTATGCACGATCGAGCCCAAGGTCGCGCGGAAAGCCGATGCCTGACTTAAAGTCAGCATCGCGGTCGAGATGTTGGAGGCGTTCGCGCCGGAGAGGAAATTGCCCTGACAGTTAAAGTCGAGCTCGTGCGAGCCTTGCGTGGAGACGCCCGTGCTCATCACATAGCCCGTCTCCCAGCCCGTCACGGCGGGCGGTGTCGGGAAGAGCAGCGTGTTCTTGCCGCTCGCAATCGCCGCCGCAATGCCCGGCTCATCATCGTTGATCCACAGATAGACCTTGCCGGCGCCATTGGTGAGCGTCGAGGCGGCATTCGCCGATATCGTGAAGGTGGAATTGCCGCCCGAATTCACGACGTTCGAGATCGTGCCCACCAGAGGATTGCCATACCAGTAGGGGCTCGTGCCGAAGGTTGCCTGCGCGCCCGAGCCGGGGCTTGAGGTGAAGGAGACCGGATTTGAGGGCACCGCGGTGTAATTGCCGGCAACGATCATGCTGCCCAGGTTCGCCCCGAGCGTCACCGAGACGGTGGGCGCGACCGAGCACCCGCCGCCGCTCACGGGCTCTGCGGTAATGGTTGTGGGATTCGTCCAATAGGGGCCATTCGCGGTATAGCCGGTGATGGAGGTCAGTGCGTTGCCGGACACATTGCCGGTGATCGTGAAAAAGCCGGAGCCGGAGGAGCCGGCATTGCCCGTCGTGCCCGTGAACGTCACGCCCGTATTGTTGGTGCACCCCGAGCCCCCGCTCACCAAGGTCGGCTGCGCGACGACGTTCGTTGAGTAGACGACGGCTTGGCAGGCGGTGGTCTGTGTGCCCCCGGAGCAGGTAAGAATCTCGCCCGGCACATAGCCCGTGCCAGCCGCCGAGAAGGTGAACGTCGAGGAAGCCGAGCCGGGATTTGAGCTATTGACCGCCCCTGGATTGCCGCAGCCGGGGATGAGCGCGCTCGCCGAGGTATAGGGGACCGTAACGCTATTGAGCGTGATCGATGAAGACCCCGACGTGCAATTAATGCCCCCCGTGCCATTGCCGTAGTTCTTGCGCAAGGCGGTTCCAGTCGCGCCATAGTCCAAGACATTCGCGACATCCGCCGCACGCGCCGAGACCAAGCGCCCGACGCTCGTGCCCGTGGCGATCACCCTCGGCGGGTTGTCATACCAGGTGGTCGGGGTCGAATCGATGGTAATCGTACCCGTCAAGCCGTTATAAAGATTCCAGATCGAGCCTTGGTATTTCAAGCCATTCCACACGAAAATCGTCATGCCGTTGATGGCGAGCGTGGTCGATCCCGAGGCGTAGTTCGTAGGGCGCGACCACACCCCGCTCGTGGAAACACTCCATAAGCCGTTTTGGTCGGCATTGGTCTGGGCGGTGAGCAGCACGACGGTCGGAATGATGCTCGAGCAATTGATTCCATCGATGTAGCAGAGGCCCGAGAGCGACTTATTGCCGCACGTGGAATCGCAGACGAGCTCGGCCCATTGCATGCTGGTCGGGCCGCCGATGCCGCCGCCCCCGCCTCCACCGCCCGCGGCAAAATTGGCATTGACGATCGAGACCCAGTTCGATTGCGGAATCTGCTGCCCGGAGGGGGTGGTCGAGTAGTTGATCACCGTCGGCTGCGCGAGGGTCAGCAAGGGCAATAGCAGGAGGAGCACAGCGCCAAGGCGTCGCATGCTTTCGCACGCTATAGAACGGCTCGGGCGGGCGTGTTGACTATTGGATGAGGGAGAAGGAGAGCTGATCGAGCGACACGAAATAGCCACCCGTGAAGGTACCGGCATTGTAAATCACGACGTTCCCGCTTTGCTGCACATCCAAGCGCGCGGGGACATAGGTCGCCGGTCCGCCGCTATAGGCCGGCGCGAAGGTGATTGCTTCCCAAGAAGGCGTATAGGGGAGCGTGAACAAGACCGTGCCATCGGTCACAGTGCCGGACTTGATGAGGCCGCGGCAGAAGACGCGCCCCGCCGCATCGAGGTAATAGGCGGGGGGCGCAAATGTCGTGCCACCGTAGGCCACCCAGTTGTTTTTGAGCGTGATGGCGGTCCAGTTCATGCCCTGCAGGGTGGTGCGCCAGCGGTCGAGTTCGACACGAAAACGGTCCCAGTCGGCTTGCGCGGCGGGGAGCTTGCGCTCGAGCTGCGCGAGTTGGGGGATCTGCGTGGGCATGTTAGGCTCGTGGCATGGGTTGGACAGCGCTAGCCATCATCGGGCGCCCTTTTGTGGCCGTCGCACTGTTTTTTACCGCTGCCGTGATCGCGCATTGCGTGCTGAAATTGGTTCCACATGGAACACTGCGTCGCATTCTCACACGACGCCTCACTATCGTTCCGAAGTCGGAGGCCGAGCGCAAAGACTGGTGGCCGGTGATTCTGCCCCTCGGCTTTTTCGCACTTCTCATGCTCGCGCTGCTCTACACCGACCCAGCGCGTTATTGATCGGCTTGTGCGGGCATCTGTTGTAGACGCGGCGCGGCGCCGCTCAAAAGTCCCGATCGCGCATAGAGCCCAGGGAGGTTGCGCACATTCGCTGGCACCGTGCCTTGGACATTCCCGAGCAGTCCTTGCAGCCACTTCTGTGCGGCCGTATTACCTGCGGCGAGCTTTCGCCCTGTCTGTGTGAGGGTGAGCGCGGCCATACCGGCCGGAAGCGCAAGCGCGGCGGGGTGAGCGAGGCCGACGCCTCCCAGCGCCGCGGCCGGTAGCGCCAATCGCCCCACGCCCGCGAGGCCCGTGCGCGGCACGTTGTTCTGGAAAGTGTCCATTGCGGCCTTCGACAGATCCCGCCCCGCACCGGCTCCTCGGGCATAGGCGTTCGGAGGGGTTGCTTTGGCGATGGCAGTCGAGATTTGAAATGGCGTCGGGCCGCCCGGCGCATCCTTCGCAGCCACAGCGGCATTTCGCAGGATCGAGAAGCGCGCATATTGCTGGTCCGTCTGCCGAAGTGTCTGCGCGACATCCGTGGGCAGTTGGCTTTCTAGCGCTTGCGTCACTTTGTCGTTCGCGTCTTGCAGAAGACTGCGCGCGGCACGCGAAGCATTGTCGGTCCCGTTCTCACCGCGCAGCGCATCGCGGATCGCGGATCGAAACGCGATCAAGTGATCGCTTTGCATGCCGCCCGTCGCCTTGGCGGTCTTGATCACTTCATTGAGCTGGTCATTGAGCTGTTGCCCCCAGTCCGAGCGCGCATCGGCAGTCAAGCCGATCCGTGGTTTCGCAGCCACTTGTTGCAGCGCCTTCGACAACGGGATGTCCGGCCCCTGCACCTGCATGATCTTGGCGCCTACGGGAAAGCCCTTCGCACCGTCATAGGCGGTATCAAACTTGGCCGCCGCCTCATCGATGAGCTCGTTGAAGTCACCCGCGCCCGCGAGCTTCTGGCCAGCCGGCATCGCATCTTGCAACGCCGCGCGCGAATACTGCCCCATGGCGTTCTGCCGCGCGTTTTGGATCAGGTCGCCGACGCCTAGCGCGCCCTCGGCCGCCTGCTCCATGCGATTGGCCATGCCGCGCGGGTTCATCTGCCCTGGAGTCAAGTCGATACCGCGGTCGAGCAGCAGCTGCGCCTCGGGGGTGCGGGAGACGCCGTAGGCGGCTTTCCCCAGCCCTGCGGCAAGCGCGGGGACTGATGTGCCCAAAGCCCCGCCCATGAGCGCCCCCTTTCCGCGCTCGCCCGGATCAGCCATGAGAGCGCCCTGCCCCGCTCCTTGGATAGCGCCGCTCGCGATCGGATTGGCAGCGAGCCGCGCGCCCAGGGCACCCATGCGCCCCAATGCCGCGCCCGCTCCCATGCCGACGGGTGCCAAGGCGGCGGTTTGGCCGACGAACTGCCCCAAGCGCCCCGCGCCCGTGCCGAGTAGAGGGGCATCCAATGCCTTCGCGTTCCGCAAATCCTGATCAGACTCAAGTCCGACTAGATTGCCCGCATGGCGCGCGACATCGGTGAGTCCCTGGCCGGCGCCAGCAAGCGCAAGCGCAGGGGTTGACATGCCCGCAGTCGGTCCCCATCTTTGCATCCACGCGGAATTGGCTGGATCATAGCCGCCCGTGCCGCCGTGGGTCATCGCTGCGGCGTTCGCGGCTTTCGTGTTCCATGGGATTGAACTCGACTTACCTTGAACGGTATCGAGCAATTGCTGAAACTCGGGGTCTAGCTGCGCGTCACTGGGCATAGTCGTTCGGCCCCGGTGCGAATCCCTGGCGTGCCGCCTGATTCCAGCCAATGATGAACTGTTTTGCTTTCTGTGGCCCCATGGTCTTCAGCATGTTCTGCCGGATGTCCGGGGGGGCCGATGCCATGATGAAGTAGGTGGGGTCGGAATTTTTAATCCAAGTATCGCGGGTCTGATTGACGCCCGTCGCGTCATTCCGCTGCGCTCGATCGTTCGCATACTCGCCGCGCGCGATGTTATAGCGGCTGATGCCTTCCTGCCAGGCGGCGACGTTCGCAAGACCGTCTTTCGATAGTGTGAGGTTCGGTAAGGATTTGCCCATTTTGTCGAATACTTGCGCGGCCTCACGGCTGCCGAGCTGCTTGGTCGCCGCGGCCTGAAGCTGAATGGCGATTTTCGAGCCTTCCTGATAGCTCCCGAGCGCCTTGCGCTCATCGGGCGTAAGCACGCCGAGCGAGTCCATGTACTGCAAGAAGGTCGCGCGGCTATCGGCAAACTTGCCGGGAGTGAAATTGACGGCCGCGTTCTTGAGCGCCTGCACCTGCGCCACCATCTGCTGCCCGATTTCGGCCTGCGTCTGGTATTCCTTGTTGGACTCGAGTGCTTGCGTGGCATTGCCCTTCAGCATGGTTTCGGTCGAGGGCGGCAACTCCGCCATGGCGCTGGGCGGAGCGCCGGATGTTCCACGTGGAGCACTGGGAGCGCGGGCACTCGCCGTGCCGCCGCCGCCGCCCCCGCCTACAATGGCGCTCTTTGGGATGGTGTACTTGGCGCCGGTTTTGGGATCGACGACATCGACCGTTTCTGCCGTCGCCTTTCCCTGCGCCTCGGCCGCGGCCAACTGACCGCGGGCTTGCGCGGCGCCGGGAATCGCACTTTCGATCCCATTGACCGTTTGCACCCCCTCGTTCGGACTTAACGTCGAGATATCCCCACCCAAACCCACCCAAGTCTGGGTACCCGACATGGCAGCCACGTGCAAAAGCCCCAAATCCTGACGCATCTTCTGGGCGATGCCGAGCGCGGTCGTGGTGTCGCCCTTGCTCAAGGCATCGTTGATCATCTGCTGATCGACCGCGACCGAGGTTTTCGCCGCTTCCATCCGGGTGGCCATCTGAGGGTCGTACTGCAGTCCCGCCTTCGCGCGCTCCATCAACTGCTCGGCTCCCGGCATCCCCAAGCCGCCCCCGAGCGCCGCCATATTCATGAGGGCGAAGGGGTCCGATTGGCGCGCGGCGCTCATCGCGGGTCCGCTCTGCAGTGGCGCGGCAGCGGCGCTTGCCGGTGTGCCCATGCCGGCCCCTGAGGCGCCCGCGGGAGAGGCGCCAGCAGCCGATGGCGCCGCGGCTGATGCGAGGGGCGCCCCCGCGCTTGCGCCGCTCTGATCGCCTCCTAGGAGCCCCGCGAGGCCCTTGAGATACTGCATGCGCCAGGGCATCTCCTGTTGGGCCATTTGCAGCTGATAGCGCTGGAGCGCTTGATTCTGCATAGCGCCGCGGTTCTGGATGGTCGCCTGATTCGCGCCCATGAGGGCATCGCCCACGTTCCCGAAGGGCTTGGCGGCCGACATGAGCCCGAGCCCCAGGTTCACCAGCGGATTGGCGGGGGCTTGCTGCAGGCCCGACATGAGCCCCTGCAGGAATGTCGGCTGATTTTGCGAGCTGTCGGCCATCTACTGGCCCATGAGCCCGCCGCGCTGGCGTGCCATCAGCTGCGCGAGCAGCTGCGGGTTGATCTGCTGCCCCGCCCCGCCTTGCATCCCCCCGCCAAAGGGCATCTGCCCCCCTTGCGCCATCGGGGGCGCCATGGCGCCTGTGCCTGGAACAACCCCCGAGGGCATGCCCTGCGGCATCCCCTGTCCCATCATAGGATGCGCGGCCATGGGCGGCGCCTGGGGGCGCTGCTGCTGGCCGAGCTGCGCGATCTGGGTGCCCAACTGAAGGCCCTTCATCCAAGCGGGCATCTGCTGCGTGCCGCCCTGTTGCCCCGCGAGAGTCCCAGAGAGGGGATTCGACCCCTGCCCGTTCTGGCTGTTATTCCCGCTTCCGCCTGTCATACGAACTCCTTACGCTAATAGGCCGGCAAGTGCGGTCAGTCCGCCGGTTGAACTAAGAAGGCCGCCCGCCGCCGTCGCCGCCCCGATGCCCGTCAACCACGGATTTACCGACCCCGACGTGCTCGAGGAGCCCTGCGAGAAGGGCGAGGCGTTCTGGCCGACGAGCCCCGAGTACCAGGAGAGCATGTTCTCGGGCAGCTGCTGCTGGTAGTTCCACTTCTGCATCAGGGCATTGATCTCGTTCTGGCTCTGCTGCTGCACCCCGGCGCCCGTCTGCAGCAGCTCGGAGGCCGGCGTATAGGTCGCCGAGGTGAGCCCAGGGGCCGCATATTGCCCCTGCACCATGTTCTGCATGCCTTGCTGATAGGCCCCGCCGTAGATCTCATTCGCGAGCTGGTTCATGGCGGATGATTGCACGGGGGCGCTCGAGAGCACATTGCGCCCCGCCGCCCCGAACTCACTCGTGATCGGGTTCTGCACCCCCTGCTCGGCCGTGGTGAGCGTGCCGGCCAGATAGGGGTTCGTATTCGGGTTCAGGTAAGCCCCCGACTCGAGCAGCTGATTCTGGTTCGAGGCGGTCTGCGCGGCATTGGGCTGCATGGCCTCGTTTCCGACCGCCGAAATGCCGGCCTGCTGCATCGGGTTCAAGGAGGCGACCTGCTGCCCTGGGTAGTACTGCGGGCCGCCCCCGGCGAGCAGGTTTTGCCCTTGACTCAGCGAGGTCGTGAGGTAGGGCTGGAGCCAACTGGGAACGGTTTGTTGGGAAACTGTGTTTTGACTACCGCCCGTCATCCGATACCCTCGCCTGCAAAATGACCCCGACGCGCTCGAGATTGAGCAGCCGCTCCCAGCCCGCGCGGCCGAAGAGTCGGATCACATCGATACCGTTTTGACGCGCCCAGCGTGTTGATTCTTGCCAAAGCCGTGGAAGGGAGTCGATTTTGCCCCCCGCATACACGATGGTCGCGACACTCTGCCGGGGCATCTGGGTCAGTTGCACGACCGCGGCGAATTCTCCCGGCTCGTGCCAGAGGCCATAGGTGTTGCGCGCGAGAGCGATGAGCACATCCAAGAGGTTCTCATCCCCCCAGCCCTCGCGCCGGTTGATCGCCTCCGCAATCCAGGGCGCGACCTGCGGCCAGACGTTCGCGAGCTGATTCTGGGGGACCAGATGCACAGCGCCTCAATTGAGCTGGATCAACGCGCTCGTGGCCGCATTCACGGGCATGGTGATGATGAAATTGCCCGCCGCGACCGTCTGCGCGGCGAACGTGAAAGTCGCGATCGCACGATTGGCTTGAGTCGAATTGTAGATGAGCACGCAGTCGAACAACGAGGAAATGGTGAGTCCGGTCCAGGAAAGATTGGCTGAGGGCGTCCAATAGGCGGTGGTGCCGGAGGTGGCCGGGGCCGTTGCGTTCGTGACGGTATTGCCGCCCGCGGTGTAGCCGGTGCCCGAGACCTCGCCCGTCGCAGAATACGCCGTCGTGGAAGCCCCCAGACCCTCGTTTTGGTAGTAGAGCGCCGCTTTGAGGGTATCGGCCGCGGTCGATCCGCGTGTCACACCGACCCCGAGATTGTGGATGCCCTGCAAGACCTCGCCCTTGAACGAGGTCGCCATGGCCTGCACATTGCTAGCTGGCATGAATCTTGGCCTCCCCTTCGATCGGCCGCAACGCGCTCACCCACACATCCCGGCGCACGAGCTCGCCCTGCAGGCGCCACTCGGTCGCGATGACGCGCGCGTTATCGCTCCAGGTGATGAAATCTTGGGGGTCAAGGTCCGCCGCCTCAATCAATCCTTTGGTCGTCATCACCTTCATAGCGGTCCCTCCACTTCCTGCAATAAGGTCACGCCCGATATCGCGCTCGCCGCCCCTGAGGCGAGCCGCGCGCGCGTGTAGAGCGCCGAGACGAGCTGCGGGGCGATCAGCGAGAAGGGGTCGGGATTGGTTCCGGCATTGTAGAGGATCTGCGATTGCACGCCCTCGCGCGCCCCCAAGGTCACAATGGGGTTATCCGTGCACTGAATCTGCGCACGCACGCCGGAGGTAAAGCGCCGATTCGCATCGGCAATGAACAGGTCGCAGGATTCCAAGTACCCAGTGAGCGTTGCGCCATTGAGCAAATTCGGCGTGTGCGTCTGATCGAACACGCCGAGCACCTGGCGCGTGCCGGGGGAGTTATCCGCCCCATTGTCCGAAGTCCAGATGCACTCGCTCGCCACGCTCGATCGCGTCCAACGCTGCGCGAGAATATTATAGGCGAGGAGCGTGTCGGGCAGCGTATTGGCGCCCGTCGGGATCGCCCAAAAGACGCACCGCTTGACCGGATCATACCCCGAGCGAATCGCCTCGAGCGCATTCTGGTTCACGTTTGCCCAGAACCAGTTATCGATGCCCGCCGAATTATCAGGCGCCGTCCCGATCGGTGCCACGTTCGCGCCATCGGTCGCATAGAACCCGTCATCGGCCAAAAAGTAGACCGTTCCCGACACCTTGACCGCAGCACCGTGCGCAATCAGCCCGTGTGCGCGCTCATAGGTGCCGAAGGAGAACACCACATTGCCACCCTGATAGGAGCTCAACGTGATGCCGAAGCGCTGGAAAATCAGGCCGTAGAGCGGATAGCCCGCGATGAACATCACGGGCCCCAAGGCCGGGTCCAAATCCTGATATCCCGATTGGAAGGCGATCGCATTGGCGGTGAGCGGGGTGGGCCAGTTGGTGGGGTCTCCAATCGCGCTCCACCACACCCGGTAGGGCGCGAACTGCGTCGTCAAGGCGCTCACGATATCGGCGTTCGGGGGCGCGGTGGAGAAGGTGAGCGAGAGGGCGCCGGTCGCAAAGTTGATCGAGCCCGTCGAGAGATAGCCCGTTCCGGTCACGGTCCCATTGGCATTGAGCGTGCCAGTCAAATCGCCGGCAGAATCCGCGATCGAGCCCAGGGATAGCATCGGGATGGGCACGTATCCCGAGTAGGAATTCTGCGAGCCATTGCCGGTGAACAGTGTCGTCGAGATCGTCTGAAAGAGATCCCCCAGCATCAAGAACTGTCCGACCGTCGCGCCTACCCGGCACCCAGGCGCGCCCGAAGGACGGGAGATCGCATTGCTCGCGCCCTGATTCGCCCACAAATATGGCCCCGTGTTATAGCCGTTTTGCGTGTACGGGATCATCGCGACGTACTGATTCATCGCCGCGAAACTCCAAGAGGTCGCCCCGACGCTCATTAGTAGATGATCTCGACGGGGTAATTAGTGCCGGTGACGAATCCCGCGGCCGTGCTCCACTGCCAGGAGTTGACGCCGCTGCTGAAAGAATAGGACGCCGCGGAAGCGAGGAATGTCGCGCTCAGACTCGACAGATATACTTCCTGAAAATAACTCGCTCCCAAGTTGGGCGCGGGCGTCGCATAGGTGCCAATGCTGAAAATGAAACTGGTGCCCGATGAGGAGTTGAAATCATAAACCTGGCCGATCTTATAGCCGTTAACATCATCCACGGGCGATATCGACCCGATCGAGCGCACGGTATCGTAACCCACCTCTGAGGTGCTGACACCGTGCCAGTTGCCGGCCGTCATGGTCCCCAAATACCCGAGCAAGGGCGAGCCCTGAGTAAGCAGAAGCGGAATGCCCGAAAGATACACGATGCCGGTGGTCGTGAAGGGGATGGCGCTCCAGGCCCCATCCAACAATTCGTTCATTCCCGCTGCGGTGCCCGCGAAGACGATTTCTTTGCCCGCCACATCGTCGTAGTAGGTGAAGGCTCCCAAGACTTGCGCGGTGAGGGCCGGCCCGGTGGCAGCCGGCGCCGGCAGACAGCGATACGCGCCATCCTGATAGTAGACGTTCAAGCAGTCCGCGCTCGGGACCATCTGAGGTCCGGGCGCTGCGTTGAGTTGCTGCGGAACATTCTGCAGATCGGGCGCCCAGGGACCAAAGAGTATGTCGAGCGGCTGCGGCATGGCTCAACCGAGCTCGATCTGCATCGTGCTCGCACCCCAGCGCTCGGCCTTGTCGCGATTGACGAGCGCAATGAGTCGCGGCTGATACAGAGTATCCCAGCGCGCGACCATCTGATCGTTCAGCAAAAACTCGCCCGCTTTGATCATGCACGCCGCGTGCAGGAGCGTCGGGCAGTTGAGTACCATCCAATTGGTAGCCTGCGTGCTCGAAAGCATCGGACAGTTCTGATAGTAGGTGCCCTGAATGGTGTAAGCGCTGTCGGGGTAAGGCGCGAAAATGAAGCTCGATGCGTTCGAGGCGGTGAGGTTTTCAAAAGGCGCATATTGGATGAGCAGGGTCTGCCCAGCGACGGCCCCGGAGCCGAGCGTGAGCACGCCCGCGGCAATCGTGTAATCGGTGCCCGGCACCATGACCTGCCCCGCCAGCGAGACAAAGAGCACGGGTGTCGAAGGCCCTCCCGTGAGCGTAAAAGCAGTCTGGCCCGCCGTGCACGTGAAGGACAGATAGTTCGAATAGGTGGGGAAAACCGATCCCGCCGATACATCGCGCGCGATATAGGCCGGTAATCCTTCGGCCTGCCGCACCGGGTACTGGTCGTAGATCCACGCCGCGGCTTTCCAGATGAGCGTGAACACATCCCCGGAGCCATCCGAGACCGTCATGAGCTTGGGCGCAAGCCAGTCATTCGGCACCGGCGCCACGCCGTTCGTGATCACGGTCGGGGGGTAGGAGTTTTCCTGAAACTGAATACCATTGCCGAAGTTCTCAGCGAAGATGTCGTTCTGAATCTTCTCGATCGCGCCCTGGATGAAATAATCGGTATAGACACCCGCGGCAAGGTCCGAGCGATGCGTGAAATCCGTGATCGCCTGCGTGAGTGAGTTGTAATCGACGATGGTCGACACGATGCGCGCTCAAATGTTCTTATCGTTCGTCGTGCGAAAGCGCTTGTACTCGCCGCTCTTCAATTCGCGAATGATCCTCTTCTGACACTCCGAATCGAAGACGTTCGCAAAAGAAATGCCCAGCTTCTGCGCGATCTCCAAAATGACGTTGAAGGGGACCGACATCGTCTGATGAAAATCCGCATGCTTGCCGAAGGCGCCGCGATCCTCCGCATCGACGCGGCGCACGCGCTCGCAGTACTCTAAGTGCGGCTCGACATCCTGATAGGAGCGCACCACGACTTGCGCATCATCCTCGAGCACCGTCGTCTGCAGGGTGCTATCGAGCACTTGCGCCTTGTCGTTCACGTCAATTCGCAGAGGTATGCGGTCTGCGTCGAGCCCGAAGCCTGATACACGCTCACCTTGTCGCCCGGCGCGCACCCGATGACTTGGGAATAATCTGAACTCGAAATGGGGTAATCCGTGCTGGCCGTCGCCGCGGTCCCCGCTTTCGTGACGGTGACGGTCGCAATATAGGCGGTCGCGGCGGGCGAGAGCCTGATCGCAAAAGCATAGGTGGCCGCACCGAAGGCCGCGGCGCCCAATGCATTCGCGAACGTCGCAGCAGTCCCCGATGTGAGCGATAGAGATTGCCCGGAGCCGGGAATCGGCCGCCACGGCTTTGGTGTGTAACCCTTGCTCATTCACTCACTCCTTAAAAAAGCGGGGGCCTTGAAGCCCCCGCGAGTGATCCGACGACTGAATGGGGATGCAACGACAGGGGGAGATTCGCGTCGGATGATCGACCGTTAACCCGTGGAATCGTAGATGGCGCCATGCGCCTTCTCATTCCCCACCTCGAGCGTGTACTCGACGAGCAGCATTTTCTGGTCCGAGTCGCCCGTCTTCGCGAGCGGAATCGTCTGAAAGGGCCTCAGGTACGCCACGCGGATGTAGTTCGGATTGATCAAAAGCACATCCGTATAGAGCGTCGAGGAGACCGTATGCGGCGCCAGGAAGATGTCGGGGATCATCTTCACTTCGCCAAAGTCCGACTCATACACATCGACCTTCGTCATCAGCGTTGAGTCTTCGACCTCGATGAAGCGGGTGCCGGGGCCAGAGAATGCCGAGATGTTCTGCTTGTTGGCCGGGCTCACCAGCGCATATTCCGGGCTCTCGCCCGAGTTCTTGTACACGTTCTGCAGCGCCTGCTTGAGCTGCGCTTCCGTGATCGCGGTGGGCGACGTCGAATAGGTGCGCGTGGTCGCGCCGTTGCCGAAGCCATTGACCTGCGTCGGGTTCGCACCGCCGCCCGTGGACTGAAAGACGGGATTGATCGTGAGCCAGCAAGGCAGGCCGCCCAGGTTCCGCGCGGTTGAGCTCGAGCCCGAGGAGCGTGCTTGGTTGTAGGTCAGAATGCCTTCGATGTCGCGCTTCAGCTCCTTCGACTTCTTGAGCAGCTGATAGCCCATCTTGTTCGAGCCGCCTGCCGCAATCACGGACTGGCTGGTGCCGGAGATCTGAATCGTCTTGTTTGAGATCTGCAGGTAATTGCCGACGCGCACCGTCGGGGTGAGCGCGATGTTGGTCGGGTTATCGCCTTCGACCGCCGCATTCGCGAGGTTCTGCGAGGCGAGCTGATCGAGATCCCACTCATGATAGGTCTGTTTGGCCTCGGCCTTCTTCGCCATGTTGAACAGCGGCGTCTTGAACGGATCGACGTTGTAAATGGCATCGATCAAATCTTCCCGAATGTTGGTCTGCGGGTAGATCGTGTAGGTATTTGTCGGGACGGTCACGGGAAAAGCTCCTTATACGAGCGTATCGAAGTAGCGCGCCTGGGCGTCCGGGTCGCGGATGTTCTTCTGAAACGCTGACTTGGCCTGTTGACGGGCGACCTCTTTCGGGTCGCGTGCTTGCCGCGCGCCGCCCTGCGCCTGTTGGGGCGCGGTACGGACTCGCTTCAGCGCCGCCGGGGCCTGTGCTTGGAGCGCGGCGTATCGTGCCGCATCGTGCAGTGCCAGCATGATGCGGTGATCGAGTACGCCGGAAATCTCGGCATCGGTGAACCCCAACTTGCGCGCGTAAGAACTCATGTCCTGACGTGCGGCTTGAAACTGTTTCTCATCGCGCCACTCCGGGCGCGCCTCGAGCATCTTGTCGCGCTCCCGCGGCAGCGTCTTGGCAATCTCCTGCTGCTGCATTTGCGTGCGCTGCTGCTCCTGCAACTGCATCTGCTGCAAATGCTGCTGGATCTGCGCGGCGCGATTGTTGAAATCCGTATTGAGCACTGCCCACTGCGTCGGGTTCTCGGTGCGAAGCCTGTTCCAGTCAATCCCCTGGAACTCGGCGAGCAGTTGCTGATGCGCGAGATTGCCAAGCGCCTGCGCCTGCTTGATCTGATCGCCCCACAGCTGAATGGCCTGCGCGCGCTCGGCCTCAAAAGTGCGTTGCTGCTCGGCGAGCGCGGCGGATTTGTTGTGAACGTGTCCCTCGAGCTGATAGGACTTGATCACATCCGCGAGCGGCACGGCCTTGACCTGACCGTCGATCTTCACCTCCACCGGCAGCTGGTAGAAGGAATCGGGCTGCACGCCCGCTTTGGTCAGGTATTCGCTTAGGTTCTGGTATTCCGGGCCTTCCGCCTCGGGCTCTGCCGGGACAGCTGCCGGGTCCGGCGGCTCCTCGCCGGCGGCCGGAGTCTCGGCCTGCGCCTCCTGGCGGCGCTGCGGCTCGGGCGCCTGCTGGCCTTGGGCCGCGTCGGGTTTGCCGTCCGGGTTGAAGGCCCCGGCATTCCACAGCCCTTCAAAGGCTGCGGCCCCCTTCGCATCGTCCGAAAGGCCATTGAACGCGTTGACGCCGGTCGGGTTCTCTAGCGACATGCCGGAAACCCTAGCGATACGGCATACCCAGCGTGTTGACTTTTAGGGGGCGTTGCGACCGAATCGACGGAACATCGCGACGCCCTGCTCCATCAGCGATTGCTGCCGGCGCCGCTCCTCCAACTGCATCTCGGCGAGCTTGCCGGTCTGGGCGATCTGCTCGAAATAGTCGAAAAAGTACCCCGCAATCTGCTCGGCCAAGATCAAGCGGCTGTGCATGTCGGTCGAAGTCATGGGCACCGCCCGCCGGGCCTGGGCGAGCTGATCGAGCACATGGGCTTTGGCGCCGAGAAACATCTTCGATTCGATGATCTGGCGCGCTTCGCCCGCGCGAATGATTTCCTCCTCCGGACTCATTCCCCTTCCAGTGCGCGCGCCGACTCAAACGCGCGATCGAGTTCCGCCCCCGCATCCTCGCGCTGCCCCTTCAACTCCTGCGCAATGATCTGGCCCAAGACCTTGACGAGCGTCATCGCCATCTCGTGCCGGTTGCCTTCTTGCGCCATCTGCCGGTCCGAATGCGTGGAAAGCGCCGCGTGCTCGATCTCGGCTTGATCTTTCGCCTGGTCCGCGGCGAGCTTGGCTTGATCCCCCTGCAAACGCATCTGCTCGATCTGCTGCGCGCTCTGTGCCTTTATTTTCGCGACCTGGATCGCGGGCGCGCCTGCTTGAGCCTGAGCGGCCTGCATCTGCTGCATGTGCTGCTGGAACTCGGCGCTTGCGGGGTCCATCGCAAAGCGCTCCGGGGTTGAGAATCCGAGCGCTTCGCACCCGAGCTTGAAGGTCTCATAGGCCTGTTTCGGCCCGACCATGCCCAGTTGCCCCAGAGGAATCTGCAACTGCGCAAGCATCTGCACGTTCGTGCGCATTTCCTCCCGATTGCCGCTCCCCAACCCCACGTTGACGGTGAGTTTCGAGCGACGTTTCCACTTCGATGGATCCACCGTCATCCACTTGCCCGCGATCTCGAACTGCATGGGCTTGTCTTGATTGCGGATGAGCTCGGAATGGATCTTGCGGAAAATGTCCTTGACGCCCTCTGCGAGAAGCCGGGCGAGCATTTCGACCTTCAACGCCGCCGCGCTCATGGCGGCCAACTGCGCGCCCTTCGTGACGTTTTGCAGCTCATCCGGATCAATCGCCATCGTCCCTTTGCCGATGCCCGTGCGCGTGGTCTTCTGCTCATCCAAGTACCCGAGCGCCGGGAGCACCTGCTCGACCAAGTTCGAGGGCTGCTGAATAGCCTCGATCCACTGCGAGGGAGGGCCATCGCCGCGCACCACACCGCCTGGGCGCGAGGTCAGAAGATCATCGACATTAGCCTTTCGCCAATCGATGGCGACGCGCTGATTGTTGCTGATCGAGAGGTTGTCGAGGCCCTGACGCCAGAGCGTCGTCTTGATGATCTGAATGTCCGCGATTTCATCGTAGAGCGAGACGCCCGTGTGCCGATGCGGCATGCGCTTGGGCACGCAGGAAGCAAAGGGCGTCTCCTCGATGATCTCGTTCTCCAGGATCGTGTTCGAGGCGATCAGAATGCGACGCAATTCCGCAATGCCGTCCCCGTCGTAATCGACGCGCATCACCACTAAGCGCACTTCGATCTCTTCCATCGCGTGATCGGAGGGATTTTCGATCGAAAGTTGATCGACCGTCTGATTACGCGCTAGGGCGTCGATGTCGAGCCAGTTAGGCCGTCCCGCGGGGCAGGAATTGACCTTATCCTTATCGAACCCCTGCGCGATCAAATCCGATCGCGCTTCGGTGGTCATGTGCATGGCGAAGCCCACATTCTCCATGTTGCCCGTCGCCCGAGGTGTCACGCGCATCTCCTCGGGCGGCAAGCACTCGACGCAAATGCCCTTCTTGGTCTTGGTCGTGCGCACTGAGATGTCGAAAGTGGATAACTTGATCGGCGGGGCTGCGGGCGGCTGCGGCTGACCCGGCATTGCTTGCGCGAGCGGGAGCGCGATCTCCACCGTTTTCTCATCCTGCTCGATCACTTCTTTCGTCTCGCCTTCCTCCTCCTCGAGCACGGAGGCGAGCTCTATGTCGAGAAGCCCTCGATAGCGATCGATCGTGACGATGCGCTCCTCTCGCCAATAGACCATGGCGTAGCCGTTGCGCATCAGCATCGCGTCTTTGAAGAAGTCCTGCAGGATGAAAAAGCCGTTGTTCTCCTGCATGAAGATGTGATTGACGATGAGCGTTTCGAGCTCGGCCTGCTTCTCATCGCCTTCATTCTCGGCATCGAACCGGCACACGGTCTTCGCACCCGTGAACATGCGCATCAGCTGCGGGATGATCCACTCGATGGTGTCGCGAAGCTCGGGGAGCACGACTTGGCTGCGATTCTCGACCTCATTTCCCAAAGGGCGAGCGAAATACATGTTGAGCGCGTTGTACCGATCGATCTCAAGCGTCGTCATCGCTTGATTGGATGGGTAAACGGTTGTCGAGATGGTCGCGCCGGCCGCCACTTGCGAGCCGAGCGAGGCGAGCTCGTACATGCGGATGAGGGCAAGCAGCTGCTCCTCGCCCATCGTCTCGCCCGGCCGCTGCTGGCCGCTCGTCGTCTCAGGCGCGCTTTGCGGGGCGTCCAGGGCCACGGCGCTGCTCCTCGAGCCTCAAGGATACCGCGGGGACTGCCATGCGCTTGACCTCATCCTCGACCGCCTGCCAGCGCTTCTCGATCCCCTCGCGGATCTCGGGGTCCATTCGCGAGAGAAAGCGCGTCTGAAAGCGCACGGCCTCCTCGAGAAGTCGCGCGAGGCTCACAGACTCGCAAACCATTGCAGGTCAACGTTGCCTGTGCCGGTCGGCGGCGCCGTTGCGTAAGTGACCACGAGATTCGTCAGGGTTGGCGTGACCACAAAGGCGGGCGCCGCGAGTGCGACACGCGGCGTCACACTCCACGTTTGCGGCGTATCGGACAATCCGTGCGCAATGTTAAACGCCGTGGTCGAACCGTTGCCGTTTTGCGTGCTGCGACCGCGCTGGGTGCTGTAGAGCAGCGTTGAGCTCGAATTATAAAGCACGTTCCCCTGCATACCACCATCAACAACGGTCCCAGCCGGAGCCACGGCGTTGCAGGAGAGCATGACATTGTTCGCCACTTGCACGGCAGCAAATGTGCCCGCGCCGGTGGGGTTATAGATGTTCGAGAGCGAATTAGTGTTGACCAGATTCTGCGCGGCGTTGTCCTTGATGCTCAAGCCCAATATCACGCCCAAATTGGACACATTCACAAAATCAAAGGTCGCGTTCGGGAAGTTCGCATCGTTCTCGAAAATAAGGTTGTTGTGGATATTGATCTGTTCACACACGGTGCTCGCAGTGGTCGCCATGTAGATCTGGTGCCCGTAGGTGCAATCAAAAATGTTGTTCTGAATGTTCATGACGAGCAGGGATGCGGTGGAATTCATCCAAATGTTGCGCGCCGGCGTGTTCGCGCTCAGGGGGCTCTCTTGGAAGAAATGATTACCCTGAATCAGCACATCGCCGTTAAACACATCAGAGGCGTAGAGATTGGCGGTCGGGGTTGAGGAATTCGAGCCGCCCGCGCCATGAATGTAGTTGTACAGGACCATGAAATCCTGCACGCCGTCGAGATAAAGCGCAAAGCCCGTAATCTGCTGGCTGATCGCACAACCCACGATCTTGCCGATCGTAGCGTCCGCGCGCATGGCCGCCGAGGTTCCGCGGCGGATGGCGCAGAAATTGGTCTCCGATCCGACGCCGTGCTGATAAACGCCATACTGCGCGAGGTTCATCCCCTCGACGGTGAGATTCGTCAAGCTCGCGCGCAGATTGCCTGACTTCGTGGTCGTGACGCCGACCTGCACCACGTAGGAGGTCGGGTAAGACGCCGCGCCCGCCGCGACCAGGATCGTCCCCGTCGTGATCAGGCTGTTGTAGGAGGTGAAAGCGGTATCCGCGCCTTGCAGCGTCGTGCCATCCGGCACGATCACGCCCTTCGAGAGCATGAAAATCCCCGCGCCCAACGTGACTAAGCCGGTGGAGGCGGCGAGCCCGGCACTCAGCGCTGCATAATTATCGAAACCCCAATACATCTGACCGCCCGAGGCGATCGTCGCGCTCGAGGTGGCATTGACGATTGCGGTGGTCGAACTGCTCACGCCGCTGATGGTGCCGGTGAACACGTGCGCGAAATTGGCGGGGTCCGTGACGACGATGAGCTTGCCGACATCGGCCAGAGAGAAATTCGCACTCGCGGAGGTGACGGTGTTCTGCCCGCTCGTGATCACGGCATCGGAGGTCGATGACCCGCTCACCAGGGCGAGCACATTGATGGAGGCGGGGCCTAAGGGGGTTTGCAGCCCCAGGACCTCGAGCCAGCCATTCATGAGCGCCAAGCGCACATCCGGGGGCGCGATGTTCTGCGTGCCGGAGAGGCTGTTGTAGGAGGTGCCGCTCGCCCCGACAAAGGTGGATCCCGGCGACATGATCATGGCATCAACTCCAGCGTTGGGCGCGGCGCTCGCGCTTTAAAACGCCATTCGCTTCTTTGATGGCTGTGCCCTCGGACTCACCTCGAGCCAAGGCGCTGTCGGCGATGTGAGCCCATTGGCGCTTCTTCTTCGGGCTATCAGCCTTCTTGGTCTTGGCCGAGGCCTGCTTAGGACTCCACGGCATCATCGCCCTCGACTTGCGCGTTGCCGAGCTCGGCCGGCTCCTCCTCCGCTAGATGCCAACCCGCGCGCTGCGCGTCCGAGAAGTCGGGATGCTCAACCTCGATCACGCCTCCGGGCTCGTAGGAGTTCCCGGTACGCCCGGTGAAGGCGTCGCCGCCGCGCATACGCATCTCAGTACGGTGTCGCCGAGAATTGGATGACATCGCCCGATGTCGTGGTGCCGGTCACGGTGCAGCTGTAGGTATTCTGCGCGGTCTCGGTAAAGACGACGGGGTGCGTGACATCCAAGGCCAGACACGCCCAGCCGTTAGGCGCTGGGGGCAGCTGAATGACCGGCGTGCAGGTGGTCGCGGTGGTGGAGAACTGGCCATTCGTGGCGGTCCCCTTGGTCGCCGAGACGGTCGCGCAACCCGAGGAGATGTAAACCGGGGCGCCCACATACTCGGTCGTCCCGAACCAGCCCGTGCCCGTCGAGTAGACGTAGCCTAAATCCGAAGTAAAGCCGAAGGTCGGAGCCGGGGGCGTTGCCGTGTATCCGTCGATCGTAGCGGCAACCGTCGGAGTACCCACCAGCGCGCCGGTCCAGGTCGCGGTGGTCGCAGCATTGGTCAAGGTGACGGTACGGCTCTCCCAATCGGAGAACACCACGAGGTAGGAGCCCGTCGAGCCCGTCCAAGCCGTTGCAATGGCGGTCGATGAGCCGGAGGGCGCCGAGGCGAAGGTGAGCGAGATATTGCCCGGCAGGTTGGCGAACGTGCTCGCACCGCCGAACACCCCGTAGGGGGCATTGCCGGCCAGAGCGAGCGCCGCCCATAGGCCGAGCGCGGCGGTGATGAGGGATCGAATCCAGATCTTCATGTCAATCAGCTCCCAGTGATTCGAAGTCAGAGTGTGAGATATCCTCGCTCAAACGCTTGGGCGCGCCCTTCCAGGCATCGCCCCGGCCGTGCTTGCCCGGCGCGCCGCGGCCCGCGGTCCCCAAGTGGCTATCCGGGCTCCCGCGCACACCGGGCTTGCTCGAGCGAGCGGTGGGGGCGGTGCCAAAGGAATTGCCCTTCTCTTTGCCGCCCTTGATGAGCCCCTGATCGCCCTGCGCGCCCTTGCCGGTGTGGCGCCCGTCGCGGCGCGTGAAGGCCGCGGGCGAGAGCTTGGAATTGATGGCGTGGACATCGGCCACATCGCCCATTAAACCGCGTGTGCCGCCCTTGGAGACGCGCGTGTCGAGGGGGTGGTAATGCCCGGCTTCCCGGTCGATCGCCATCGTGGGGGCTCGTCCGGCCTGACGCTGCCCCAAGTTGACCTTCGGACGGCTCTCGTAGCCGCGCGCGTCATCGAATCCTGAATTGTGGCGCATGGGCATGTGCGCACCGGCCTTCACGGGCGCTCGCTCTTTCGCGCGGCCCTTCGGGCCCATGCCGTGTTTCGGCCGGTTGTAGGTGAGCCGAACGCCCATCAGTCCTCGCTATGGCCCAGACGCTCGAAATCCGCGTGGCTTTGAGGGTGCTCAATGTCCTCGGAGTGCGCCTTGAAGTTATCGGACTTGCCGATGATGCCGCCGCCGCCGCGGCCGGCCGTCCCCTCGTACTCGTTCAGGTCCATGCCGGCGCCATTGCGATGGCTGTGGGATTTCTTGTATGGGGTGGGGCCGCGCCCCATCTCCCCTTCGCGGAATCCGCCCTCGTGGCGCTTCTCGGCGCCTCCGCGAGGCACTTTGCGGCTGTTGGCGCCCTCTTCGGGCGCGCGCACACGGGACTTACCAAAACCGTTCGCCATGCTCGTGACTCCTTGGGGCGGGGCGCGCCATGCGCCACGACGGTAAGCAAAACGCAGCCCGAGCGTGTTGACTACTCGCAGGATGTGACGCCCTTCCGCAGCGCCTGGATGGCATGCTCGATCTCGGCTTGCTCATCGGCCGGTATGTCGGTCCAAACTTTGTAGACGTACTCGCGGCTCACGCCGAACTTTTGCGCGAGGCGCCGCGGGTGGGTTTCCTGGTGCACTTGCATCAGACGCGCCATGAGCTGGCGAAGGGTCCGATTGAGCTTGCGATCATTGCAGTGACTGCGCTCGGCCTTCGGCAGTGTGGCAGCGCGGCTCATGAGTCATTCGCCGCCACGACGCGCCCGCCGATCGCCGCCTCGGCGATGTCCACGCACCTCTTAAGCGCCTGGCGCAACTGCGCGGGAGTGAGGGAGTCGTGCGCGAGCACGGTCTTGGTGCCGATCGCAATGCGCCCGAGGGCATCCAAGAATGGGATCAGCTCGCCTTCGAGGTCTTCGGCCAGCTCAAGCAGCGCGCGGCGCCGGTCCTCGCTCCGGTCGTAGATGCGAACCGCAACGGCTTTCAAGCGCGCGGTCGCATCGGTGAAGGTGGCCGCGGTCATCGCTCTCCCTGCCAGCAGTAGAGATACCCCACGGTCGCGGGCTTGCCGGTCGTCGCATCGACGCAGCGGATGGTGGGGGCATGATGCTTCGCGCAGGCGCAAAGGGCGAGCAGAGCTAAGGCGAGAGCGGTGTGCTTCATGCGGTTTTCCATTTCCAGTTGAGGGGCGGGAGTTTCAAGCCGACTGCGGGCGAGCCCGATTGCTGCCGATAGGCTTGTGCGAGATAGCGGAAGGCGTCAGCTCCGTGG